TAAGCTAGAAAACTACCAGGCCATTGTTTATATTGTGCCTAACATTAATCGTAGACGATTAAAAAAACTTGCAAAAAAATTAGACACTAGTTTAGAATATGAATTTTTATGGAGCGAACCTACTAATGGTGATTATGCTTCTCCTGTACATATTTTGATACAGCAAAACAGAAGAAAGTTATTTGATGCTAGGTTCAACATAGGATATTACGACCATTTATTAGAGTAAATACATTATGAGTAAAAGTTTAGATGGTGTATTAACCAAAAAAGCAAATCAACAAGAATCTTTTACAAACGAACAAGTAGAAGATTTAATGAAGTGTATGGATCCTGAATTAGGCTATTTGTATTTTGCAAAACATTTTGCACATATACAACATCCTGTGCAAGGAAAATTGTTATTTGATCCTTATGATTATCAATTAGGTTTACTTGATTCTTATCATAGTTATAGATTCAATGTAAATATGATGCCAAGACAAACAGGAAAAACTACGTGTGCAAGCATTTACTTGTGTTGGTATGCTATGTTTAATTCAGATCAAACAATATTAATTGCTGCTCACAAATATACAGGTGCACAAGAAATTATGCAACGTATTAGATACGTTTATGAATTGTGTCCTGATCATATTAGAGCAGGTGTTACAAGTTATAACAAAGGTAGTATTGAGTTTGAAAATGGATCACGTATTATAAGTCAAACAACAACAGGAACTACTGGACGTGGTTTGTCTATATCATTACTATACTGTGACGAGTTTGCATTTGTGCAACCTAATATTGCAGAAGAATTTTGGACATCAATTTCACCTACACTTGCAACAGGTGGCCGTGCTATTATAACAAGCACTCCAAATTCAGACGAAGACACATTTGCAACTATATGGAAACAAGCAGAACAAAAGTTTGATGAATATGGAAATGAGAACGATGTTGGTATAAATGGCTTTCACTCATTTATGGCACATTGGAGTGAACATCCTGATAGAGATGATAAATGGAAAGTTGATGAAGTAGGACGTATTGGCGAAGAAATGTTTAGACGTGAATACGAATGTGAATTTTTAGTATT